TAGTAGGGGGGTACCTCCCCCCGATGGCACACAATTTCCCCAACAAAGTCCGATTTATTGGATACTGCACAACATAGGCCGTCATTGGTATAATACAGTGCAAAATTTTAACACCCAACAACATAGGCCAGCTCAAAATATCACACCTATAATTGAACAAAATATGTTTACATAAAAAATTAGGTCAGCCTAACTACATATTATTTACAAAAATTTAATATATTGTTCACAAATTGCATTTCAATACTTGATATAATGTGGCCACATAAGGAGGTGAGTGGCGTGGATAACACAGGCAACTATAACAAAGGCGACTATAACACAGGTATTTTTAATTCCTGTGATTTTTCATCCGGGGTATTTTGTACTACGGAAGAAAAAATTAGGTTGTTTAATCAAAAATCAGAAATGACAGCTGGGGAGTTTTATAACAGTAAATATTACATGGCACTGAGTTCAGTACCCTTTTATCTGACTGAGGTAAAAGACAATTGTTCATCTAATAGATTCAAGAACGCTTGCGCTAATTGGTGGAATAATATGAGTGAAGAAAATAGAAAAATAATTATGTCAATGCCTAACTTTGATAAAGATATTTTCTTTGAAATAACAGGAATTAAGGTGTAAACAATGTCAGAGAAGTACGCTAAAATAATAACTATTTTTATATTTGGTATAATACTATTGGAGTTGACATATATGTTATCTATGGTATAATTAAGATGATGTGTATACATCTCTCCTTATAATACCACGTAGCATGAACAAAGAGCACTATCGGTTGTATTGCCGATAGTGCTCTTTGTCGTTTATTACCAGTTTTTAGACATAATTGTTATTGTTTTAAAGCAAGGCATTAAATACTCATAGAACGGTTTTACGTTTTCAATTCGGTCAAATCGGTCACGGAGGAATGCTAGGTTATCGTAGTAGTTAATTCGCTTTTCGTGGACTTCTTCACTGAATTTATTTTCGGAGGTAGTATTTTGTGTACCTGTACTTTTGTTTGTTTGTGAGGATGTATTTTCTTGTTCACCCTGTTTAAATTCCGTGGTCTGGTCTCCAAGCTGTACAGCATCCGAAAACCCACTTGCCCAGTTTCTGCCAAGCTCGCCTATATCATCGTTTGTTATTTCAGTGTCAAACGCTTGTACACCCTGATTGTATTGAATGTTTCTTGCCTTATCTGAGGTGCCGACTTTCGTGTTATCCGTTCTCATTCCTATTGTATCATTACTATTTATGTTGGTATCGGTAGTACCGCTAACGCCTACAGTGCCCGTTATTGTCTGTGTTGTAGTACGGTCGTAACCGGCTTCAAACACATTTGGGTCAATGTTAGTTCCGTCCAAAGTACCCGTTACCAGTTCAAGTTCAGTTTTAAATTTCATCCACGCAGTAGACACTTCGCTAAGAAATTCATTAGTAAAAAACATCATATCTTGAATTTCAAAACAATTAAATTTTAAGTCCGCTTCTCTGGTAACGATATCATATATACTTTTATAATTCCCGTTCAGAGGCATTAGAATGCGCGGAGTACCGTCTTTTCTGTACCACCGGTATAAACCATAGGTATCAGCCCATTCACTGTATAGCATTATCTACGTCCTCCTGTTCACCGTATATATTAGCGTCGTTGCCTTCTTCTTTTATCATAGCGGCTAGATAGTTTTCAACCTGAATATCAGTACCATATAATTCTGATAATCTTTCGGCTAACTTTTTTCGTGCTTTAAGTCGGTCAGCCCCTATATATCGGGACAATGAGCGGTTCAGTTCCATTTCTGTAACGATAACCCGCTCTTTTTTGTTTTGCTGGTTGTTTTCAAGTCCCAGCATATCAAGAACAATACCCCATATATTCATAAAGTGCTGGTGATATTCGGCAATAGCAGAGGCATTATTATTGAATAATACTTCAACTTCATTGGATATATCGCCTGTAATTACAATGTAGGGATTGTTATCGCTTCGTTTACTTAAAACGCTTCGGAGTAATTTAGCTGATGACTGACTTGAACACTGGAACACCATCCCCACTTTTCGGGTTTCGGCGGCTACCATTAACGCCTGATATGCATTATCCAGCATATAACACAGTGTATCGGTATATGAAATAATGGGGCGTATCATCTGTTGATTTACTGTAATGGCGTTAGTATCATAGCCGACTGTAAAATTATCTTGCGTGTCGGTTCGTACTATAGTACCGTTTCGGCCGGAACACGCCATAGACAACGGTTTACCGTAAAAGTCATAACGGGGGTTTACTCCTTCCATATTCCAGCGGCCTATGAATATACCATCGGGGGACTGAGTTTCGAGATTAAATTCAGACTTTACGGCAACCACACGGCCTTCATTTATCAAATGCCACTCTATAGCTTCAGCTTCACTGTCAGATAGTCCGTACCATTTGAAATTTGAAAAAAGAAGTCTGTATATACTGTCTTTAAATATGGGGAACATTTGGGATGTTCCGCACTGGGGCATATCTAAATTCCACTGGTAGCCTGCATATTCGGCTGTTTTATCCGGCATTGTGAGGGGCAGACCTTCCCCCCTGCATCTCCTTCTTCCCATTTAATCACCTCTTTTAATCTTTATAGGGTCTAGCGGCTCCGTTTATTGTACTAAAATATCGGGTTTTCATTTCAACTTTATTATTGGATGTATTACCCTCAATTGTCTGTAAGCTGTTGCCGTTGTTTTTTACGCATATGCCTATATGACTTGAAATGCTCCAATCGTCTCCACCAAAATTAAAAAATATTAAATCGCCGGGACGTGCATTGTGTGGGTCTATATTCATATTACGCAGTTCGTAATACCTTCGTGCCTCGGTACAGCTTGCCTGTTTAGCACCGCCACAATACAACTCAGATAATCCAGCGTGGGCAAATACCCACCATACGAATACAGCACACCACGCATATTTTGACCCATTGACTTCACGTCCGTAATATTCGGTGTTGTATTTTACGTTATTGATACCTGTTTCTTTAACTCCTTCTTCGGCCAACGCTGTATTAATAATGCGCTGTGCATTGGTAGAGGGGTCGGGGAAAGGATCAACCGGCGTCGGGTCAACCACATTAGGGATATCAGGCTCCCATACATCGGGGGATATTGGCGTATATCCGTTTCTAATGGGATTGGGAGTGCTGTAGTCATAGTCGGGGCGTTTCATCCAGATACGCAGACCAGCCGAGAAACGCTCTTGTATATACTGTACCGCCTGATAGTCCATAATCTTTTGTAAAAGGTTAGGGCGTAATGTGTCAATGATTCTCACGTCGTCAGCCTGTATAAACGTAAACCGTTCACGGGTTTTTAAAAAGTTAAACGATGATAGCAAATAGCTGTCTACGTTATAGCCGTAGGCGGTAAAGAAAGTATCAGCTCTCAGACGGTCAAAAGAGCTTAGTGACGTTTCACGTATACAAAAGTCATATGCAGTACCGTAATATGCGGCGGCCTGAGCGTACTTGATAGCGGGGGGCTGAGCGCTGTTAATATTACCCTGAAACGCCAGCTTGTTCATCTGAAGCTGTTTCATCGCCTCGTTTTTCTGCATAGTAAGCAAGTATTCTTGTCCGGCATATTCATATGCGGTACGCGGTCTTATATCTCCCGTGAGGAAATTTGTAAATGAGCTGACCGCGCCGCCTACATTACCGGTGAAAAGATTACCCATCGTAGACAAGAAGCTGTCAAGACCGTTAAGCATGGTATTATTGTAATAGGTATCTGTTGCATACTGGTAAGAAAGATTAGCCCCAGCATTAGCCATATTTGTGGATGTTGTAATAACGTCCTGTGCGGCTTTTAAATTAAAGTCGTTCATTAACTGGCCAGCGCCTACGCCTGACTGTAACGAGACAGGAGCCCAACCGCACGAACGCACAAGCCCCGTATTACCGTTTTCGTCATCCATATACCCGTGAATGCGTGCCATAAAACATCCGGTAATATAAGGGTTACATAATATATCAATTGATAGTTTCTTATACTGAGCTATATCGTAGTTTTGTACGGTAACACTGTCGCCGGTAAATTCATTATACAGTGTGAACATTAATCCCATTTCGCCGGCTTTACTGTTATTATATCCGGTTTTCTCTAATACATGGTCAGTGTCATAATGGCCAACGTTGCCTGTGATTGAATTATATCCGGCATTTCCGTTGGGTGGATTATATGAAATTAAGGGGCTTAGTGGTAGTGAATAACCTACCCCACCTATGTCCATACCGTACCCTATAGCGGCTGAGTAGTTACTTTTTACGATATCGTTATTTTTCCATACAAAATATTTAAGGCCGTCTTCAAATGAATTTATAGAAATATAGTTGTCTATTAAACCAAACGAAGTTGGGGTAGTATTGCTGAATTTAGGTATAGCATAATTTTTTGCGTCCAGCCCTTCACCTACTGGGAAATATGTAGTAACGGTTCCGTCAGCCGCCATATTATATGGAAAACCTGTAATTGAATTAAACTGTAATTGGTCGGCTATATGTCCTCTAAGGCGGGTGTAAGAGTAAACATAATCGCTTGCGCGGTTTATGGGTTCGGGCGTATTAATCCATAAAAGCGGGTTATCATCGCCTACACTCCACCGTTTCATAAAGCCGGTTACACCTGTAATATCGGCTATGTTTAACGTTAACAAGGGGTCATACTGCAATGTAAATTCCACGGATTTATTAGATGTCATTTTAAAGCCCAATACCTGATACCAGTAGTCAAACACATCAGTGCCGCGTTTATCATATATAACTATATATTGTGCTCCCTGTATGTCGTTATAGTTATCTATATTGACTTTTATACTAGATAGGTACTGAGTTTGCCATACCATATAGCCCGTTGTATCTAACTTATGCCCCGCCTCTTCATATATCATCCGTGATACTATAGGTACATTTATAATATCGTAAGGCGTATTACAGCAAATTGAAATATCTACACTGCCTGAAAAAGAGGGGTAGGGCATTACTCCCCACCCCTTTCGTCGGTTTTATTCTGTACATCGGCTTTATCTATGGAGGCTTCCGTTACAGTATAAACGACTGTAGCTATTAGGGAAGTAAGTACCCCGGCTATGCTTTCAATCGTTTCACGGTTAACGTCGAACGCCATACACAGACCCGCAATTATAACTGATATAGCAGACAGAAATTTTCTGCTTGTTATCTTCGTAACAATATCGTTAAAGCTCATGTTTTGCTTTTCCCCTTTCTTTTAGGTTTAGCTCTGTAGGCCATTAAAGCCGCCTGCCAGCGTGGCACAAGCTGACAAGGATTATAACCATCTGTTATTCCGGCTTTAACTGCTTCTTCATATTCTTCTTTAACATCATCGGGTATTGTTAAAGAAGAAGTATATTTTTGTAATTCTTCATATATTTCTTTGCCTGTCATTAAGTCATCTCCTTTGTATAAGGGGCGGTAAGCCCCGTGTACTAGAGTTTTACTACGGCGTTTAAGGGCAACACATCCCCCGTTATCTTGTGACCCTGAGCGGGTAGAGGAGGTATTGCCTTCTATTGTGTATACATATACATCATCGGTATTATATACTATTCCGATATGGTCTGTATAGCTTCCTGTATGGGCAAAATCGAAAATAACGCAATCACCGCGTTTATAGTCGGATGTTATCCATTGATTATGATTTACCGCATACGCTTTAAGCTGTCCACAACTTGCAGTCTTACCCCCTCCGTAGAACAGAGGGGATAAATTAGACTGCCTAAAACACCACCATACAAATTGAACGCACCAAGGTACTCCATTAACGCCGTATGATTTACCGTATTTTGTTTTATTTGAGCCTACGGGGCTTTCCGTGTAACCTACTTCGTCTTTGGCGCAATTAATTAAAATGTCAATGTCGTTCATTTTTTTTCAAGCCTTTCAACTTTTGTTTCTATAATATTTTCACGGTCTTCCAGTTTGTACACACGGTCAATTAAGTTGTTATGCTTATTAACCTTATGTTCAAGCTTGTCAATACGGTACAATATTAATTTTCTGGTGGAGTTATTGGAAAAGTAATTTGAAATAATAACGCCGATAACCGTTATAACAGCAACTATAATTTCAGCCATAAAATTAGTTCCAGATATTCGGCTTGTTGCAGGTCTCCCACCGCTGATAATGACATACCAGATTAGCGACGCTCTTGCCGGTAAGGTCAATATTACATTTTACGGATTTAGGATTAACTATACCTACATTATCACTACTCCAGCCGTCGAATATCCAGCCGTCACGATGCGGCGCTGTAATTGTAACCAGCCTTGCAGGTACTAACAGGCTGTAGCTGTTGTCGCCATAATCGACTGTGATATTACATGTTTCGGTAAATATATCAAGTTCGGTTGCACTGTCTACCTGTATTACAAAGTCGCTTACGTTCCAGCGTTTACCGTCTACGGAAATAACGGTATCGTCAGTAGCTTCGATGTGAACGGGGACGGGAGTGGGGTTAGCTGATACATATACATCTTTTTCAATAAGTGATGTTGTTCCGCTTGTCTGCTTCTTACCGTCCATAAAGAGATTAGTACCGCCGTTATCGTTCCACGTAATACCGTATTCGCGGGGCTGACTTCCTATGATATTAACAAAGTGATTTTCTTCACGTGCTGTTAGCTCAAGGTCGACTGAACCGCTTTCGCCTACGGGTATATTATTACCGTCAAGCGTTACGGTCTCAATATAGTTACCCGTGATATGAATTTCACTGGGGTCATAACCAACAATATCAACTGTAGCTGTCATAGCTCTGTTACGTATTGTTGCCGGTAACTCATTCGGTTCATACTTAAGACCGTTAATGCGTATTTCCTTAATATCCTCACCCGTAACTGTTAATATATGGGTTGCATCAACATTAATATAAGTATCCTGAGTAATATCTATGATGCGGTGGAACGGTGTAGTACCGTCAGTTATAGTAGCATCACCGTTTTTAATAACAGCACCGCCCTGAGATGTTAAATCAACCTGATATACCTCGCCGGATACGGCTATATTAGCAGTACCGCTAATATCCATTGACAACGGTAATTTCTGCGGTGTACCGTCTACGTTTATTTCGGCTATATTAGTTCCTACCATATTAATATGAGCATTACCTTCACCAGCGGCGGTTACATATACGTTATTTACCTGACCCGCTATCGGGGTAAACGTGTAGGGAAGCTCCGTTGACTGGTGGGAGCCGCCGTTTACCGTAAACGACTTTATTCCACTGCCGTTTATCTGGACTTCGGGCACCGTACTTGCGCCCACAAAATCCATGTTGTGGTCGCCTTTAGATAGTGTAACCTTCTGTCCATTAGTAACCGGCTGACTGTCAAGCGTAACGCTTCCGGCGTTGGTATATGTAACGGTGAGTGTAGTATCTGTCGGCGCTGTGCTTTCCATTGTTACCGTTGCATCAGCTGTTAACTGCGTAGTGCTCCCGGGAGTAACCTCGACTTCATTAATCTGAATTGTCAAGCCCTCAGGAAATGTATCAGGCCATTTTATTGAATAAGTCGAGCCGTTAACGGTTACGGTTTTATTACTGTCGGCATTAAATTTTATCTGGCCGCTTGCCATTTCTTCACCTTCCTTTTACATAGTAGTCGTAACTGTTACAGTCGGTTCGGCCGTGTCGGTGTACTTTACTGTTATTTCTTTTACTGGATTAACTACAGTTAATACGGAGGTTGCTGGGTCAAGTGTAATATCTGCTGGTTTAGGATATGAGCTACTGCCATATGTAACGCGGTCGTAATCGCCTTCAATTGCAAGCTGTTCCAGTCGGGGAGCGCCTTCGATTACCATTGTGTTAGTGCCTGCATTAAGTTCAAATGTATAGGGCACCGACTGTGCTGTACCGTTATTGACTTTAACGCTTTCCACAAGATTACCGGTTACGCTGATTGAAGATAGAGTTGCTTCCGGAATGTTAGCGTAAAACGCATAAGATTCATTATATGCAGGTATATATGACCAATTCATTTGATACGTACCAGTGTTGTCTGTATAAGCCCACACGCCTGCTGTGTTTTTAACTAATGCCTGAGAAGCTCCCCCTGCTATAAGGCAACCGTCAACATATAAACCAACGGCAATTGCGCCTTTACTCTGCCACGTATCGCCAACGTTTACGGTTCCTAAGGTAACGCCCCCCATTTCTTCAACTGTAATAGTTCTGGTTACGTCCCTTATAATAAAACTGGTGGGTGAAGTCTGGTAAATTGAGCATATTTTCTGTAAGGCCATTCTGTTATACTCCTTTCAAATTAATATTATTCGGCGCTTTTTGAGATTACAATGGACGGGAGTAAGTCGGTATAATATGCTTTAGTCCAGAAGTGAGACCTTACCGGAGTAGCTAACTTCTCTATATCCTTCGGCCCGAACAGTGTTTCAGACAAGTTATCTTCAAACCCCATTGCATCACGATGCATAATTACAGCCTGATAATCAGCATTAAACGGAATTGTAACGTCTGCATCCTTATCATAATTAAGAAGGTTCGTGCCTACGCTGTCCCAAGTCGGTACAAGCGGAGTTGTAGCCGTTGTGGACTTAGCCACCTCGGCAGAACCGAGAGTGTCAATAAGTATAAGATTATCCGGCAGAATGTTCTGGAAGCTTTCCGGGTTGTATGTATCGGGGAACGCCTTTCTGATTACATTCATGTAATACTCTCTGGGGATTACAACAACAAGGTCAGATTTTGGAGTCTGCATATAGTAGTTGTTACCGTTGTACAGCGATGTACCTACCTGAAGCGTAAACAAAAGATTGTCAATAGAATTGAGCCATTTCTTAGCATTATCCGTTGTAAGGCTATCAAAATCGGATATATCAATGCCCATATTAAACGGTGTAGCCGCATTCTGTATCAGCATCTTAAGCGTTTCTTTTCTGAGATTATCCATAAAGAGATTACGGGCATTAATGGCGTTAATCATCTTCATTTCTGTAAGTTCGGCTATTGTAGTACCGTTACCGCCGCTAAAACGTCTCAGCTCTTCGTCGTAGATTGTCCAAGGGTACATCCAGCGAAGTTGTGCACTATGGTATCTAACGTCTATATCATCATCATAGATAGCATAACTATTGAGACTGGTAGGACGTGTTTCATTATCCATAGCGTAGTTCATACCCTTGCGCTGTGCCATTACAAGCTCCCTGAGTATACCTGGATATGCGTTTTCAGGGGCGTTTCGGCCTAAATTAGTCCAATTCTGGGTATACCTCAGCTTCCTGTACATTGTATAGCTAATCTGCTCTACAAGTTTATTATAAATCGGGTCATATTTAGTGACCATTGTTTTACTGTTCAGATTGCCGGCCGTCATTTCATTGTACGCCTGTTTATTGGCAACCTGAGACCAAGTGCTATTAGTTGCATTAAATGCCATTGTCTTTACTTCATCCTTTCATACTTTTCTAAAATTCTGTGGGTTAATGAGTTGTCGCTGTTTAAGTAGTCTTCTATTGGGTCTGTTTCCCCTGCATCCCCCCTTTCACTTTCGGTGAATTTTTTCGAAAGATATTCGCGTAATGCTTGTATCTCTTCTCTTAACTGCTTAAACTCTTCATCAGTAGGATTTACTTCGACTTCGGGAGCTTCGTCAGCCGAATTTACTTCGACTTCGGGGGCTTCATCAACGTGTTCATGTTCATCCCTTGTTTCTTCTGTAGTCTCAATAATCTCAGTGCTCATTATAAAATACCTCCTATATTACTTTTTGCCTCGCCTGATAAATAATAAATGCGGTCTAAATCATTATACCGCCTAACCGCTTTTAATACCGTCCCTGTGAATAACGGTATATTTATATCGTGTTCGGGTGGTGTTACTGCATATTTGTTTTTTGCTGTTTTGTCGTAACCCTTTTTAAAATATATATTGTCATCATCATCTATATAACACATGTACCAGTCATTAAACCAGAGACAAAACCAAACATATACCTTAGCAGGCAACCGCTTTACTATATGCCTCTTGCTGTCAAGTAATGCGGCGTTATCCAACACATAACTACCGTATGTAGTACGCTCCAATATCCTGCCTATTTTACTGTTTCTAATTTCCTCAGCTATTTCGTCATTTTTAAATATTTCGCAGTATACACCGTCATTTTTAAACCGTCCTAAACCTGTAGGCTCAATCCCAAAATATGCAAAATATGGATTGTATAAAGTAACAAGGTTGGCAATACATATAACCTTTACTTCATTGCGTATTGGTCTATTCCTTCCTCGTGCTACTGTCATATATAAATTTAACACCTGTTCGGGTTCATATGTCGGCCTCATCGGTTTGAGATATTGGAGATTATCCGGAAGAAATTCATCAAGTATTATTGTGTTGGTATTATCGTGTGGTACTGATTTATATTTGTATGCGGTAGATAAACTGATGGCATTTCCCATAACTTCACCATCACAATAAAATGTATTATCAATTAATTCCAACTTATGCGGTAATAAGTCGGGTTCTTGTCCTATATCCTTGAAATAACTGTCGGTAACTAAATCTATGTCGTTTTGGTATCGCCTGACGTAAATAAATTGATTCCCATTTCTGAGATAATCACGGACAGCATAACGTTTCCAATAATATGATTTACCTGTCGAACGGTTACCGACACAGAAATTAATAGGCATTCCGGCGTTAAGCACTCCGGCTCCATTATAATATTTACTCAGTGCATTCACCCCTTAAATGGAAGCTCCCCACACCGACAACAAGCGCGGTTAGCATACTCCGCAAGTGTCGGGCGGCTTTCGGCCGTGCTTCCCTGTATTCCACTTTATTCGCTGTCAATGTGGGGCTTACCTTAGTTTTAATTATATAGTTGTTTTTGTGTTATGTCAACCCGTTATCAATTATATTATTATTGTGTATGTTCTCTAAAAATTTGATGTAATCATTCTTCAAACTAAAGTCATATCCACTTTCCTTTAAGTGAATTGAAGATAATTCGTGAAAATATCCTGTATTCCCCAGATAGTCGGTTATAATTCCCTCTGTCTCATCGTCAATATATGTATGTATCATTTTTCCGCTTTTTCCTGCCGGTAGGTTAAGCATCTCATTGAAATTATCTTCAGGCTCTCCGCTTAATGTGAGTAAATAAGGAATTGCAACCGCAGACCTCACCCCCGATACAGTCATAAAATATGTTGTATCTTCTTTTTTCCATAAATATCGTTTAGCTCCCATTGTTTTAAACTTAGTGTACACACCTTCATAATCCCACACACCTAAATGGCGCACGCGCCCTTTTTTATCTGTAGGGGAAAATGTATCAAGGGGCAAACTATAATGGCGGCAAATCGATTGTGAAAGCTCTACGCACCTTTTATTATATGACTGTATATAATCAAGATGACTTTCGTAATTAAGGCATTTAATACTGTCGGTATCTGAATATACATAATCGTCACCAAACTCTAAAATACCATAAAATAAATTACGCCGTGCATAAGCTGTTACATATACACCCCACGGGTAATATAAAGTCCGTAATGTTTTATTATTATATTTAGATAATACGTCATCAAAATCGGGGTCTTTTTTAGTCCACTCAATATTATACTCAATTACATCGGGCGCGATGCTTGTAACCGTGCATCCGTATGTGCTGTTTAAATCGGCTTTACCGTGCATATATTCAATTTCACTGCCCGATACCCCTTTAAGCTCTGTTTTGGCACGGTACAGATATGCAAGCGTTTCAATAAACGGCTTAGGAAGATAACCGCGAATATATGTTCGTACATTGACAATTTCCATTTCTGACCATTTATAAAATTTTTCAAAAACTTCAAAATCTACATCGGTTAATGATACAGTGAGCTTATCCGCCGACCATACACGACCGTTATTTAAATATGCATTTTCTACATTCCAACATTTACTGAATGATATAATATTCTCATTATAAAAGATAGGTTCAATGTTATAAAATGTAATATCTGCTATAGTACAATAGTACTTACACAAATACCGATAATATTCTTCGGTGCACCTGCGAAAATATTTAGCTTTGCTCATAGGATATTTATAGTGTACCATTACGGCAGGGTATGAGCTGGAGAAGTCAATACTAGAAACACTTTTAAGTGTTTTACCGCTGTAATAGCATCCTGCATGAGTAAAGCCACCGGCAAAAGCCCTTACCAGTTGTTTATATTCTTCAGCATCGCTAATTGTAAGACTATGTATTAACCTATAAGAGCTATGCCATTGCCGTTTATCATTTTTAGGATAAAATGCATCGGTTAAACGTCGCCTTACGTATGATGTAGCGGTTAAGGGGATATGCGCTATATCTCCGTTTCGCTCTATTTCTTCCTCAATTAAATACACTACAATTAACACGTCATTTTCAAGATACTGAAGTTCTGAATCTGATAAAGGGGTTTTGCTGTGCCTGATTAGCCTGTAATCTAAATCACCTTTTAATTTCCGTATATTATGACTATGCAGATTTTTAGCCACACTGGCAAGAGAATAATTAGTTAGAAAATATGAACATTTAAACTCTATGCCTATTGTGGTAGCCGCTTTCATAGGCTTATACCGTTCCCGTGCGAACACATCCGACCAACTGAAAAAACGTCTAATAAACTGAAATTCATAGGCTAAATTATGCACATAGATAATCAAATGTTTTTCCTCAGTGTCCAAAATATCATGTAAGGTATTAATTAATTCAATAAATTCCCACCATTCACGCCCATATATGCAAAGGCGGTTCAAACAAACCGCCCAAGCATACATACAAGCTCTTTCCTCATCATTAATATAAAATGACGACGTTTCAATATCAAATGAACAAGCACAATTATAATATTTTATCTTTTTACATTCTATAATATCTACATTTTTAAATTGTTGTGCGATCTCCCATACGGCTATATCCGAGTATAACCGCATAAGACATTAAAAGGGTAAAACGTCGTTGCCGCTCTGCTCCACCTGCCGCACATCACTAAAATAAAAACGGTCTACGATAACATCGGTTTTTCTGACCTTATTACCATCTTTATTTGTGTAATCTCTTACCGTCATTCTACCGTGCACAATAATTTTAGTACCCTTATCGCAATTGTTATAAATAATAGATGCCAATTTCCCAAACGCTACACAATCGACAAAATCACAAGGCTGGTCTTTTAGATCACGATTAACTGCAATCGTCCATAATGTGGCCGGGTCTCCCTTCTGTGTTTTTCTTACTTCCGGTTTAGATGTTAATCTGCCTTCTAAAATTACTACGTTCAACATTTTTTATTCTCCTTTTACATATTGTTTTTATAATCAGCTTTCACGGCTGATAATAAATCATCAATTGATATATCCCCAGTTTTTAACTCGGATGCTATGAGTTTTTGCAACCGTTCACTACCATACTGAGCAAACCAAGCATAATGACTGTTTTTAAATTCATCATATTTAGAAAACAGTTCTTTAAACTGTTCATTAGTAAGACTATGCCCCAAACGCTCTTCTACACCTTTTTTAAAAGCTCTTGCCCCTTTTACGGTAGACGTTTCAGACCTTAATATACCTTGTGCCCTCATAAGCTCACGTATCATAGCGCCACGCGACTGTTTACGCCCCGAGATTCGCCCCTGTCCGCGTTTTCCCCCCGCCTTAACTAATCCGTATTCCGGTGAAATAGAATCAAGTCCAGCTTTCTCCAGACGGCGTAAACGCTCATTTGCCCGTTTTCTTGAGTATTGTAATAAATTATGTATTTCAACTGTACTCATACGAGATATCTCACCCGGAGTGAGCCCCGATACATAATCAATGTTAACACTCATTAATCAAGCCCCCAAAAATCCGGAGTGAGTGTGATTGGTTTAAGTGTTAATTTTGTCCCATATCTTTCAGAATCCCTAACATATTTATCAACATCTATTTTTCGACTAAAATAAAGTACATGTGAATCATCTTCATAATTTTCCACATACACATATTTATAGTTATAAATTAAATAGTAATGGCATAGCAGTTTTTTTCTGTCGATAGTCTTTTCAAATTTAGTGAACCCGATACCGTAATAACCCCGATACGGTTTAAAATCCGTATCTAATTTGGCATAGGGCTTTACCGCCGTATGATGATATTTCATATTAGGAAAAAATCCCAAGATATCACTCCATTTATAATGTTTATAATTTACCATTAATATCCTCCTTTTGTTAAATTCACAATACAATTATTAAGTGAATTTATAATATTACATAATACAATTTCAATCTCTACTGTTTCAGGTGTATTAAGCTCTTCGGCGTACCTGTCACCGATATTAATCAACCAGTTGCGATAGCCGGTCAATTGTCTTTTAAGATTTTGTAATTTCTCTTTTTTGTCCATCTTCATCCCCCTCATTATAACTAGCATTCGATATACTAATAATCATTTTCCACATTTCTAACGAAAATTCATCACCTCCTTATGTGGCCACATTATATCAAGTATTGAAATGCAATTTGTGAACAATATATTAAATTTTTGTAAATAATATGTAGTTAGGCTGACCTAATTTTTTATGTAAACATATTTTGTTCAATTATAGGTGTGATATTTTGAGCTGGCCTATGTTGTTGGGTGTTAAAATTTTGCACTGTATTATACCAATGACGGCCTATGTTGTGCAGTATCCAATAAATCGGACTTTGTTGGGGAAATTGTGTGCCATCGGGGGGAGGTACCCCCCTACTA